AGCAGATGATGTACTGGCGAACGAGGGCGTTTGCTGAGGCGAGGCTGACCAAACCGGCTGCGTACATTGACACCGACATGTTGTTTGCGTTGCCGCTAGCCCCGGCTGCGATTTTGGCGGAGCGAGAGATTGTGTTCTGTCGGCGGTCGTTTGACCGGGACGCGGGGTTTAACGGACAGCAGCGGGGTGGGGTATTCAAGAAGTATCACGGCATTCCGCTTGGGGCTTTGTACCCGTACTTGGGGTGTTTCACGATCACGAAGTCGTGGCGCGAGTGGCAAAACTTGACGTTGCTGATGGGGTTTATGGATAAGCCGTTGCAGTCGTGGTATGGCGATCAGGAGGCCCTAAAGGTGTACTCGCACATGCTGTATCCGGAGCTGGTGGGCGAAGTTGAAGAGATGGATTATGCGTGTTTGCCTGACAAGGCACCCGAGGGTCATGTACCCCGGATTCTGCACTATAAGGGTGCAGCGCGTAAGGAGGCATTTTTAAATGCTTAAGGTATTTATTGGCTGGGATCGGCGTGAAGACGGGGCCTATCAAGTAGCCAAGCATTCGATGGAGTTGTATTCGTCAATCCCGCTCGAAATCGTTCCGATAAAGCAGCACGAGTTGCGAGAGCAGGGTATCTATACGCGCCCTGTGGACGCTCTTGCGAGCACGGAGTTCAGCCTCACGCGGTTTTTGACTCCATATCTCGCGGGGTATTCCGGCTGGGCCTTGTTTTGCGACTGCGATTTTCTTTTCCGGGGGGACATCTCGACTTTGCTTGACTACGCCGATGGGGCAAAAGCGTGCTTCGTTGTACCGCACGACTACCGGCCTACTGAAGCGGTCAAAATGGATAACAAGGCGCAACATCAATATCCCCGAAAGAACTGGTCAAGCTTTATGTTCATCAACTGTGAGCATGAACAAGTTAAGCGATTAACGCCAGAGATTGTGAACGCTGCTACACCCGCGTATCTTCATAGGTTTGAGTGGCTAACGGACGATGTGATCGGGCACTTGCCGATTGCGTACAACTATCTTGAGGGTTGGTACAGCCGTAATGACTGCCCGAATCCGATAGGGGTGCACATGACTCGCGGGACTCCATTGTTTAAGGACTGGACGCATGTGGAGTACGGCAAGGAATGGATGGCCATGGCGGCGATGATATGAGCAAGCACGCTAAAGCCATCAAGGCGATTGAGACGGCGTTTCAGGCGGGCAAGTATGCCGAAGCCTTAGATCTAACCAACCATGCCATTGCTTTGAATCCAAAGGATCCTGTTGCGTACCGGGCTAGAGGTCGGTTGCTTCAGATGCAGCGCAAGTTTGAGGAGGCTATCAAGTACTACGATGCTGCGGAGCGACGGGGTGCCAAGGACGCGGACGACTTTGTGAATCGTGGCATTTGTAAGGCTGAGTTGCAGCGGTACGACGATGGTATTGAGGACTTTACGAAAGCGTTGGAGAAAAATCCGAAGTACTTGCATGCTGTAATTCAGCGTGGCGCGGCCCAGTGGGAAATGCGGCGTTGGGACAAGGCAGAGGAGAATTTCCGGCTTGCCAACGAGATTGCGCCCGACGATGCCAATGCGAACTGGATTTTGGGGTTGTTGGCTTTGCAGCGTAATGACTTCAAGACGGGCTGGCCGTTGTATAACCGCAGATGGAAGAGTGAGCGGTTCAAGTCGCGTCCGTTGCAGACTGACAAGCCGGAGTGGGAGAAGGACACGGGGCTACGGTCTGTGCTGGTATGGGGCGAGCAGGGCATTGGCGATCAGATCATTTACGGGTCTTTGCTGCCAGCGGTTCGCGAGCGCACTGATCATGTAACGGCGATGGTTGACCCCCGGTTGATCTCTATTTTCAGCCGGTCGATGCCAGACATTGTGTTTCAGTCTCAGATGGACAAGATCCCGAAGGATCGACATGACTCGCACTTGCCATTTGCGTCGATTGGGGGTCATTTCATTCAAGAGGTGGATGACATACCCCGTCACATTAAGTCGCCCTTTCTGAAGGCTGACCCTGACCGTGTAGCGCAATTGAGAGTAGAGTTGGGTATTCAGCCGGGGGACTTTGTGGTGGGGCTATCGTGGTTAAGCACTGCGATGAAGATTGGCCCGCACAAGAGCATTCCGCTGGTTGAGTTGTTACCAATTATCAACGGGCCTAACAGGAAAATCGTCAATGTTCAGTACGGCTTCAAGAAGTCTGACACAGACCTCTTCAACGCAGAGCATGGAACCAACGTCCTTACCTCTTCGGTGGACTTATGGAAAGACTTTGAGGGTCTCGCCGCACTGCTCATGGTCTGCGATGTTGTCGTGGCGGTCAGCAGCACAACGGTGCATTTGGCCGGAGCACTTGGGCAGCGGGTCTTGCTCATGGATGCCAACAAGCTGTGGTATTGGGGAAACAAAATTGGCGATACGAGCGCGTGGTATCCAAGGACGAAGATTTTTCAGAGAGAGAACATGATTTCTCCTTGGAATAAAGTGGTTGATTTAGTTAGAAGTGAAGTGGAGCTTATTCAAAATGAAAGAGGGTAAAGATGCCGTCCGAGAATACCTTGCGACTATCGGAAGCCGAGGTGGCAGCGCTGCTAGAGGAGCTAAGAAGCGACGTCCCAAGGAGCACTATAAGCGAATGGCAAAGCTCAGCGCCGCCAAGCGACGAAAGAACAAGCGATCCCGTGAACCCGAGTCACTACAAGAAGGGCGGGATTGAGTGTATTGATGCCATACGGTCGATGCTGACCGAGGAGGAATGGCGGGGTTTTCTGAAGGGTACAGCTATGGCGTATATCTGGAGGCTTGGGCATAAGGATGCCCCCGAGCAGGACGCTAAAAAGACGTTGTGGTACGTCTCATGGCTTGCCAATCAAGATCCGAGGGGGTAAGATCCCCCTGTGCTATCTCGTGACACTCTCCTGTAAATCAGGTTGCCCCGGAGTTGAGCGAAAGTTCCTCCGGGGATTTTTTTTGTCACTTTGCCCTGACACGATAAACACGGCGATCCCGTCCGGGGCCATTCGCCTTGATGACTTCTTCCACAATGTCGCCTGCCTCTAGGAGCGTTTGCAGGATCTCGTTGCGGTCGCGGGCTTTCATGCCTTGGAGCGACTTGGCGAGTTGAGTGCTGCTGGCTCCGAGGTCGCCTTGCTTGCGGATGAAGTTCAGGATGCGCTTGTGCGAGGCTTCGGTTTCGTTCTCTGAGATTTCCCGCACGAGCAGATCTTCGGTGTAGTTGAAGCTCCAGCGGCAAAAGTCGTTAGCCATTTTGAAGACTTCTAAGGTGACGATAGGGCTAACCGGGTTGCGTGCGATGGCTTCGATCATGGCGACTTTGATAGTCATTTCGGAGAAACGCACCCAGATATGTTCGTCCTTGCGGGACTGTTGGGTTTGCCATCTCTTAACGACTTCGTACTCCGTGAACGCTTCCTTATCCCACATGACCGGAATGGGCTCGACTGATGCGTTAGGAATCATTACTTGGTTACTCAGGTTCCCTGCATTAGGCGGGACAACTGCGTAGGAGTCTGCAATGTCCTTGACCAGTTCTTCTGGCGGCGGAATGCGGGCCGGGACGCAGGAGTCTGGGAAGTCTTCAAAGGGCGGCACAAGCAGGATGCGCGACATCGTGCCGTTATCCACCATATCGTGGTTGAGTGCCGGGATCAGCGTGCGCGGGGTTGTAGTGCCAAAGAAGTTGAAGTTAGGCTGATTGATGTCGAAGCGCACACGATTGGTTGAATCGGCGTATTCCTGTCCGTGATAGATACCGTTGCTGCTGGAGTAAATCTCAAGCAGGGTTTTGATGATGTCGCGTTGATGGCTTGCAGCGTTCTTGGCGGTCAGGCTCTGAAGGTACAGGCCCATTTCGTCAAGGTGGCTGATGCGCGAAGGGAAGTCGAACAGAGTGCGCAGGATGGCGACGCCTGAACTGAAGCGATCCCCGCAGATCAATTGATTAAGACTTGCTGCAATCATCAACTCTTTGACGCGCTGCCGGGAGTGGTCTTTACCTGCTCCGGGTTTGGCAACGGCGATTGCGAACAGGTTGCAGCGTGTGCCGAGATCGGCCATGGCGTACCGCCGCCCAAAGATGGCCCCAAACATAACGAGGGCGTTAGCGAGCGCAAAGGTTGGCTGCGGCTGTTGAGCCGTGTTGATGATCCAGCGGGTCACCCTGCCTACAAGAGACGGGGTATCGAACCACACATGCGGGAAGTTTTCCTTGGTGCTCTTTTGAGTCTTCTTAGGCTCCTTGAGGTTCGTAAGGTCAACGAGCTTGACCGCCTTGACGGGATTCAGATCAATGTGGACTGGCGGTACCCAGCCGTTTTGTTGAGCGTAGTAGTAGAGAGTTCCTGCGCCGATTTTGCTAGGCGGCGACTTACTGTAGTGATCCCAGCGCTGACTGGTTTCTAGGCTGTTGTACTTGCCAGAGGCTCGCGACCACTGATCAAATATATGCAATCCCTTACCTTCGGTGGCGCAATAGATGGCCATGCCGATACGGTTCCAGTCGTCCCACGAGAGGTCTGGGTTGGGTACATACTTCAGGGAATCCTCGACCGCTGCCAGAGTGCCCACGAGCCCGTCGTTGGAGGTTTTAAGATCCTTTTCTGCTAAAAGCGTGCTGACCAGCCTCTTACGTCTCAGATTGGGCGGTAAAGCGTTATAAGCCTCTTCAGCGGCCTCCAGCACCTGCTGACGGGTCACGATTGGCAGGGCGTTTACGGGCGTCTGGTGCGGTGCGTCGAACGGCCATGCGTAAGGCTTGTTGGTCTCCGGGTGATAGGCGTAAGCAACGAACTGCTGGCCGACCCCAAGGACTTCGATAGGGTGCAAGGAGATCTTACTAAAGGGCTCTAGTGTCCGGTACAAGTACAGGGCCTTAGGGGATTTGCCGATGCGGATGAGATCGGTCTGGCCGAGTTTGTTTTGGAACACTTCCCCGACTTTGAGGGCAACGCCTTCGTCCAATACGTCGATGTCAATGGCAACGACTTCCCCCGTTAGGATGCCGATGCCGCAACCGGGCCACTTGGTCCAAATGTCGATATGGGTATTGACAGCGTTGATTTCTGTCCAGCGCGGCAACTCTCCCCAGACGCCTTCAAAGTAGCGCCCCGGTCGCTTAGTGCCCGGCATGATGGGAATGATCCGGTAACCGCCATCAACAAGCTTGGCGGCATAGTCTTCGATGAAGTTGTCAGACATTTTTGATTTGAACCTCGACTCGCTCTTCGCCTTCGTCGTACTGCTTGCTGGCAATAATTTGAGCAACAGCGGCGTCATCTTGCAGAACGATGCCGTTCATGGAGTCCAGTATTACCTTGATGATGTTGTCGAGATCCGGTCGAGAAGTGTGCCAGCCCGTCTTCTTCTTGCTGTTGAAGTAGGCTGTGATCGTGACCTTGACAGGCCCTTCTAGCATAGCCTTACCAAACATAGCAATCTGGAACAGCGACTTAACTTCCTGCTCGTACTTGCGAGTCTTGAAAGGCGTGTAAGCGACCATGTTGCCATTCTTGGCACGACCAAAGCGCGGTCTTCCCTTGCTGACCGGCTTGCCAACAATCACTGCATCAATCATGTGTCAACCCCGCTAATTTATGAATTTTTTGAACGATGCGCCACGGCGTAAGGCTCTTACTGTTCAAGTAGTTCGCCAAAGTATTGCGATGAATCTTGAGCCTCTTTGCCGCAGAACTAATGGTGAGCCCTTGGCGATACAGCAGCAGATACACCTTGTCCCTATCAGACATCCAATCGTAAATACCAATAGCCACTTGCCCTTTGGTTACTCTTTCAATTACCTTCTGCCACTTAGGCGATGGTGCTCTTGAGCCAGTCACCCAACGGGTCACAGCTTCACGAGAGCAGCCGCACATACGCGCAAACTCTGAGTGTGTCAATCCTTTCGATTCGATCCAGTCGTCAAGGGTCATTTTTCCTCCTGCCCACGGTGACATCATGCCACCCCTTGCAATCCGTCACAAGGGGGAGTATCGTTCGACTACCGGGTAAGCCGGGAACACGCTAAACACGCTAAACAAAGGAACACGCAAATGAGAACTGAACTTGAGATTGCCGAAGATCTCTTCAAGGCCAAGCAGGCTGAGAAGGAGGCTGAAGCAAAACGGATAACTCTGGAAGAAGAACTTGTCGCAGTCCTTGGCAAGCGCGACGAGGGAAGCAAGACCCACTCAGTGGGCGACTACAAGGTGACCATCACCGGACGAGTCAACCGCAAGATCGACTGGGAAGCGTTCGACACTTTGTCGCACAAGATCCCTGAGAACCTGTGGCCGGTGAAGCGAGCCTTGGACGAGACTGGTGTCAAGTACCTCGCGAACAATGAGCCGCAACTCTACAAGGTGCTTGCTCCGGCGTTGACCGTTGCCCCTGCAAAAACCACTGTATCAATCGTCATGGGAGCATGAGATGGCTATTTCACTTCAAAGCTTACGTAAAACAGGCACTGCCCGACCGCCACGCATTGTGGTGTACGGCACCCACGGCATCGGTAAGTCCACCTTTGCTGCACAGGCTCCGAATCCGGTCTTTATTCAGACCGAAGAGGGCTTGGATGCGGTCAATGCAACGGCCTTCCCGGTATCGCAGTCTTTTGATGACATGATGGAAGCGATTGGTTCGCTGGCCTCTGAGGATCACGACTTCAATACGGTTGTGCTCGACTCAGCGGATTGGGCGGAGCAGTTGATCCACAAGCGCGTTGCACAGGACAACAACGTGGCCACCATTGACGCCATTGGCTACGGGCGCGGCTACAAGGCGGCAGGTGATTACTGGAAGCAGTTGCTGGAAGGCTTCGATCATCTGCGTACTGTCAAGAACATGCAGGTTGTGCTGCTGGCACATACACAGGTCAAGCGATTCGATGACCCGCTGGCCGACCCGTATGACCGCTATCAGTTGGATCTGCACCACGGCAGCGCGAGTCTCATCAGCGAATGGTGTGACATCCTGATGTTTGCCAATCAGCAATACACTACTGTCAAAAGTGATGTGGGCTTCAATCAGAAGGTCACTCGCGCAATTGGCACCGGCAGTCGTGTACTGTACACGCAAGAGCGTCCGGGCTGGCAGGCCAAGAGTCGATGGCCGCTGCCTGATATGGTTCCCCTCGACTATCCCAAGTTTGCGGATGCCTTGAGCACTGCAATGACCAACGTAATCGGAGAGTAAAATGGCTAAGTTGAATTTTGATGCAAACGCTTTTGATGGCGTCGAAGCCCCGCAAGAGAACACCCTTCTTCCGGCGGGCGAGTACACCATGCAGATTGTGCAGTCCGATATGCGGGCTACCAAGGCTGGCACGGGTCAGTATCTGTGGCTGGAGTTTGACGTTGTGAGTGGCCCCTGCGCTCCGGGTCGAAAGTTCTGGGATCGACTCAACATTGAAAACCCGAACGATCAGGCCAAGAAGATCGGCTTGTCGCAGTTGCTGGCAATCTCCAAGGCAGTGGGCTTTGCTTTCCCGCCGCCGGACTCGCAGGAACTGCACTTCAAGCCCATCAAGGTCGTGATCAAGCACAAGGAAAACAAGCAGGGCGCTTTGGAGACCCGTCCCAGCTATTACGGGCTGACGGAAACCCCGAAGGCAGCTCCTGCTGCTGCACCGGCTGCGGCTCCTGCTGGGGCTACTCCGAAGCCTTGGGAACGGCATAAGAAGTAACGGCGAGGGCGCGGCATCTTGGTGTTTCCCCCCACACACCCACCGCTACACTGGGATGTCGCGTCCTCTCCTTGAGAGAAATAATGGCCAAACTACCTGAAACACATGACCCCACTTTGCTCGCTATTGACGCTGCCTTAGAGGGATCTCAAGAACAAAGAACTAGGAATTATCTTGGAGCCTCTTCTATTGGCGATCCGTGCGACCGCAAATTGTGGCTAAATTTCAGATGGGTCAAACGCGGCTTTATTGAGGCTGCGGGCTTAAGACGAATAAATGATGGGCACCGGGGTGAAAAGGTGGTCGCAGACTTGCTCCGGATGGTTCCGGGGCTTGATCTTTCCACGGAAAAGGAACCCGGTGTCCAGCATTCCTTTGAGGCTTTAGGCGGTCACTTTCGCGGCAACTGCGACGGCTTGCTGATGGGCTTACTGCAAGACCCAACGACTCTGTATATGTGGGAGTGCAAGATCGTCAACGAAACCAAGTTTAAGAAGTTGGACTCGCTGAAGATGAAGAATTCGGCAGACGCTCTGAAAAACTGGGACATCGTGTATTACGCGCAAGCGCAGATTTACATGCACTTCTTCAATGCTTCAAAGCATTACCTGACAGTAGGTTCCCCCGGAGTGCGTGACCTAACGAGTGCTGTAACAAAGTACGACAAGGGTGAAGCCGAGAAGTACATCGAAAAGGCAAAGCGAATCATCTTCTCGCCAAGACCATTTTTAAAGATTAGCAATGATGCTGCATGGCACGAGTGCAAGATTTGCTCATTTCATTCCATGTGTCACGAACAGGACATGCCGAGACACAAGAGTTGTAGAACCTGTCTGCACAGTACTCCGCTGAAAGAGGGCGGCTGGAAGTGCGAACTGCATCAAAAGGACTTGGACACCGAAGCTCAATTTAAAGGCTGCGGGAGTCACTTGTTTGTTCCCGACTTGATACCCGGAGAACAGATAAACTCAGGGCCTAACTGGGTTGAATACAAGATGCCCGGAGGTGCCGTATGGATCGACAAGACGACCTGAGCGAAGAAGACGTTGAGGCGACGATGCTTCTGAATAGCGATCAGATGTTTGTAATTATGAAAGCTCTGGATGTGTATGCCTACGCGCTGATTGTTTCAGAAAACAAAAAAGAATTGCGTGAAGTTAAGAAGATTGCAGAGATCATCTTGTCTAAGATGCCGAAGCCGGAGTTGAATTCGTGATTAACCTTAGACCATATCAAAAAGAAGCCATTGATAGCACGTTTCGGTACTTTGCTGACAACGACGGCAACCCGCTGATTGTGCTACCCACTGGAACTGGCAAGTCAGTTGTGATTGCAGAGTTTTGTCGTCAGACGCTGAAAGACTGGCCAGATACTAAGATTCTGGTAGTAACTCATGTTCGCGAACTGATCAAGCAGAACCACGACGAATTGAAGACGCTATGGCCCGAAGCCCCGGCAGGAATCAACTCCGCTGGTCTTAAGAAGCGTGACTACGACCCGTCAATTGTGTTCTGTGGGATACAGTCGGTTCACAAGAAGGCATCGAATTTTGTGAAGGTCGATTTGGTGTTGATTGACGAGGTGCATCTGGTGCCTCGCAAGACCAATACGATGTACCAGCGGTTCTTGAGTAACCTGAAGATTATGAATCCGCACATGCGGGTAATCGGGTTGACTGCGACTCCCTACCGGCTGGACTCCGGGCTGCTGCACACGGGCAAGGAAGCGTTGTTTGATGCCGTCTCTTATGAGGCAGAACTGAAGGATATGGTCGATCAGGGTTACCTTACCCGGCTGATGTCCAAGCAGCCCAAGACCAGACTAGATGTCTCCAGTGTCAGTATTCGTGGTGGCGAGTTCGTAGCCGGTGAACTAGAGCGTGCCGTGGATCGTACCGATGTCAACGAGTCGGTTGTACGCGAGATTGTCGTGCTGGGTGCCGAACGCAAGTCTTGGCTAATCTTCTGCGCAGGGGTCAAACACGCCACCCACATTGCCGAGATCGTCCGCCGATACGGCGTTAGCTGCGAAACCATTTTTGGCGATACCCCGAGTGCTGAGCGTGACCGGATTGTCCGCGACTTCAAGGCAGGCAAGATCCGCGCACTGGCGTCCATGGGGGTATTAACGACGGGGTTCAATGCGCCAATCGTGGACCTGCTCGCCATACTTCGGCCTACAGAGTCAACCGGCTTGTACATACAAATCATGGGTCGAGGGATGCGTAACTCGCCCGGCAAGGAAGACTGTCTGGTGCTGGACTTTGCTGGGAACATTGCACGCCATGGGCCGGTAGATCGGGTCAACCCCAAGAAGCCCCGCCAGAGCGACGGAGAAGGCGTAGCACCAACTAAAACCTGTCCCAAGTGCCAGAGCATCGTCTTTGCTGGAACGTCTGAATGCCCCGATTGCGGCTATAAATGGCCCCCGACGCCGATAGCCATTGATCAGACGGCAACGACGCTACCAGTGATGAGCATGAATGCTCCTTCAGAGTGGTTTAAGGTCAACTCTGTCTCCTATAGGCTACACAAGAAGGCAGGCAGTCCTGACTCTATGCGGGTGGAATACCGCTGCGGGATAGCCCTGCACAGCGAATGGGTCTGCTTTGACCATAAAGGCTATCCGCACGATAAGGCACTTCGCTGGTGGCAGCGGCGCATGACAGGGCCCGGCATCCTGCCTAAGTCAACGGCTGACGCTATTGAGAAGTCCGAATCTCTACGCAAGCCAACCGAAATCAAGGTTCGCAAGAATGGCAAGTACACAGAAATTGTCGAGTTTCGGTTTATGTCCGATGTGCAATCGGGAGGCCAGAGGATTCCTGTACATGCCACCGCCCGGCATCACTCGACGGGCTAAAAGACTCTGCTCACTTCGCTGCATGGATGACTACATGATCGACAAATCACCCAACGAGAAACTGGCTTTGAACGATGCTTCAGCGGCTGCGGGGCACTACATCGAAGCCACCGGGATGTACAACTTTCTGGACTTTACGCCAGATCAGTTTGACGA